TGATGAGCAGATCTCTCAAACGGTAACAGATGGTACTGCGAGAGGAACTGTAGTTTCTTGGACACTAGATAGTGGTTCTTCCACAGCAGGTGTTCTTAAGTATATCCAAACAAATGATGCCCACACAGACCAGGGTGTTGTAAGAGCATTTGAGAGCAATGGATCAAACGCTATTTCCGGTGTTCTATCAGCAGCGGCAGGTAATGTTGATACAACATACGCAAGCACACTTCTAGGTGTTGCTTTCACATCTGGTCTTGCTGCTCCTGAAATTGAAAACAACTCTGGCGATATCATTTACCAAGAAAATCGTCGTTTGATCACCCGTGCTCCTGACCAGATTGAAGATATCAAGTTGGTTATCGAATTCTGATCACAAATAAATAACTTCAAATCCTCTGAGATATCTCAGGGGATTTTTTTTATCTCTATAAATACTAAGGACAAAGAATGCTAGTATTTGGCGGAAAACGATGCCACAGAAGACAAACCTTAATGTAAATCCTTATTACGAGGACTTCGACGCGAGCAAGAATTTCTATAAGATTCTTTTCCGTCCTGGGTATTCTATCCAGACTAGAGAATTAACACAAATACAATCTATTCTACAGAATCAGGTTGAAAGTTTTGGTAAGTATGCTTTCAAACAAGGAGACTTAGTTGTCCCTGGGGAAGTTGGACTTAACACTAAACTAGATTATGTGAAGTTGTCTTCTGTATCAGAAGTTGCTGTATCAGATGGTATTGATATCGTTTATAAAAAATATGATATCAGTCAACTTATTGGATTACAAATTAGAGGTCTGAGCTCTGGAGTAATTGCTACCGTCCTAGAAACAAAGTTAGCAACAGATTCTACTGCTGATACAGTATACGTAAATTATTTAAGCAGTGGAAATTCTAACTTAGATGAGACATTTCGTCAAGGAGAAACACTTGAAGTAGTGGATGGAGTTAATAGTCCATTGCTAGTTGTTGGAACTGATGGAAGTGTTCTTCCAACTAGTATCCAAATTACAAACCCAGATACAGATGAAGTTACTCCACTAGAAAGTCCCGCTATGGGTTATGCTTCTGCTGTGAAAGTAGAAGAAGGTATCTATTTCGTAAATGGATATTTTGTTAGAAATGAAAAACAACTTTTAGTAATAGACGACTATTACAACAATCCATCGGCAAAGGTTGGATTTACTATCGTTGAAGAAGTTGTTACTCCAGAAGAAGATGCATCTCTATATGACAATTCTATTGGATCTGCAAACTATTCTGCTCCTGGGTCACATAGACTTAAGATTAGTTTAACAATTAAGAAATTTAAACTATCTGAAGCGACAGATAAGAATTTTATTCAACTAATTACAGTATACAAAGGATTGGTACAGAAAAAAGTATCTCCTACAAACTATAGTTTGATTGAGCAGACTCTTGCTAGAAGAACTTTCGACGAAAGTGGAGATTATATTGTTAATAATTTCTCTGTAGATGTTAGAGAATATGCACAAAAAGATAAGAATGGCGGTGTCTATAAGATTGACGAATTTGGATCATATAATGGATTAACAGAGTCAGAAGCAAGTAGAAAAATGCTTGCTGGTATTGGACCAGGTAAAGCATATATTAGAGGATACGAAATTGTCAACAAAGAGACAAAATTTCTAGAAATTAATAAAGCAAGAGAATCTCTTTCAAGTGATAATGTTACACTGAAAACTAAAGGACTTCCCACTTTTAATATTACCAACACGTATGGAAGTGTACCTTTAAATAAAGAAGGTGGAGATCTCACTGCATATCCATATATTAATTTATTCGCTACTTATAATGATGGATCTATTGGTCTCAATGGATCAGAAGAATCTACAGACCACAGACAAACTTTAAATAAAAGAGGAACCACATTAACAAGTAATGATGGTATCAAAACAGTTACTATTAATGTAACAAACACAACCACTACATTGGCATCGATTACAGATGGTACGTTTGCTAATTTGGCAGATTTGTATTTCATCAAAACAAGAGACGATGCTGGTAATGCACTTACAACAGGAACATTAAAGTCATTATCTTTTGCTAAAGTAAACAAACCATTACTCAATGCTAATGACTCTGTTCTATTCCTAGAATTAACAGTAGTTGGAGAGAAAGAAGATATTGAATTATTGATGCTGGAATACGATCCAGGTGATACTAATTATCAAAGAAATATATTTTTATCAGAAGCAGATGCTTCTACTGATAGCAACGAATTAGGATATATCATTGATTATAGTGAAACTATCACACCTTTAGTTGGTAGAGCAAAACCAAGCAACTATTTCTTAAAGAATAGAGGTCTTGGATTTAATTCGGACTCTGACATTATCTTATCTAAAGGAAGATTGGCAGCAGGTGGCGACACATACAATGCCATTTTTGGTCTTTCTTATTTTGATCCTGAATTTTACACAAAATTACTACTACAAACTGTCCCACAAAATAATAGTTTTGGAATTGGTAAGTATGTTGTTGGATTGACTAGTGGTGCTTATGGAGTTGTTGAAGGAGCACCTTCCGGAACATATTCCATTGGTAGTATTCTATTTGTAAAAACTCTTTCTGGTAAATTTGCTTCTGGAGAATCCATTAGAGATGAAGATGGGGTTACAAATAAAATTGCTAAAGACAATACAATTTCTAAATTTATTGTAGTTAATCGTGGACTTGGATATGCTGATGGTTCTACTCTTGTTATCAATGGCGTAGAATACGATGCTGCAGCAGCAGAATTGATGCGCTTGACAAACGGTTCGTTCTATACAGTTGAAATTAATAACAAGTCTGCTTTATCTACTGAGTATTCCCAACCACCAGCAGTATCAATTAAACAACCAGATGGAGCTGCTAATCCTAGCATTAGTGCTGTTATTTTACCTGTACTAACTAGAAATTCTGTAACAACTTACACACCACAAAATGTAAAATCTGTAACAGCACAATATGGATCTGGCAATGCCAATATCTTTACTGCAGATTTAGTTACAGATGATCAATCATATGCAGAAATTAAATCAGTCACTGATTTTACTTTCTTTGGTTCTAAAGGTTATAATTTTATAGAATCTACTAGTTTTAGTGCTGATGCTAGTATTTTGCTACAGCAAGGAGATGTTGTTCAGTTTTCAGATGAAAGCAACACACTAGTTCGTGCTGTTGTACAATATGCTACTCAAAGACAAGGATCTTCTAAGTCTAGAGTATACATGGATACTGTCCTTCCTGGTAATGTAACCAATACTAGTATTGTTAGATTACGTCCTAGAGTAGATAATGCTAACTTAGGAACTTTATTATTCCCAACAGGAAGCAATCAGATTAAAAAAGTTTCTAATACACCCGAAGAAACAAATATCAAATATTTTTTCCGTAGAGATTTTGTAACTACAGCATCTACGTCTGGTGGTACAATTACTTTTGCTGCTCAACTACCATTTGGTACACAAAGGTTTGCTACTTTTACTGAAGAAAATTATGTTATTACTGTATTAGATCCAGGTGATGCTCCAAATATCAGTAAGGGTGATATCATTTACGTTGATGTAGACTCTGTAGAAATTAGTTCTGCTACTGATACAGCAAGTGGACTAACATCTGGTAGTATTAGTCTCAATCTACCAACATCATACTTTGGAACTATTCCAGTAAATGGTACATTCCCCAAGTTAAAACTATCTGCAACATTAGAAGTTTCAAATGCCAAACCTAGATTAAAAACTTCTATTGAAAACAGAAGGATTGTTGTTACTTCTTCTGGAGATCGTGTAATCCCATTTAGAGGAACTAATTACGATAGTGATGTTGTTGAAACTATTTCATATTCAGATGCTTATAAACTGAAATATGTCTATGAAGGTAGCGCAACACAACCACCAACTGTTGATACTTCAGGACAGTTAATTTCTGGAATAGATGTAACAGATAGATTTACGTTTGATAATGGACAAAGAGATACCATATATGATGTTTCTCGTATTGTATTAAAACCTGGAAAAGAACAAACTACAGGTCAACTTGTAATTGCTTTTGATTACTTTGAACAGTCTCAGGGAGACTTCTGTACAATTGATAGTTATATTCATGAAGCGGGTGTAACCGAAGACCTCATTCCCTCATTCAATTCTTCTGTCTATGGAATTGTAAATTTAAAAAATTTGTTAGACTTTAGACCTAAGGTTGATTCTGCATCAACTATCGCTGGTTTCCAAGATCAATCTTCTTTGGCAGATAGTGTAGGTAAATTTGCCGGAGTAGGATCTGTAATTGCTGCTACACCAGCACCAGATCTTGGACTAGAGTACACAATCTCTTTTAGTCAAGTACAATATCTTGATAGAATTGATGGAGTTTTCTTGAATAAAAATGGAAACTTTATCGTTAAGGAAGGAAACTCTTCATTAAATCCAACTAAACCAGATCCTATTGATGATGCGATTGCTTTATTCTATGCTTATATTCCTGCGTTTACTCAAACCAGCAAAGATGTAAGAATTACATCAGTCGATAATCGCCGTTACACGATGCGTGATATCGGCAAACTAGAGAAGCGTATCGAACGTTTAGAGTATTACACTACACTCAGCATCCTAGAGCAACAAGCTTTAAACATGCAGATCAAAGACGAAATTGGTTTGGATAGATTCAAATCAGGTTTCTTAGTTGATAATTTTGAATCCCATAGATCTGGAAATCTAGTATCTCTTGATTACCAATGTGCAGTTGATTCTCAGCAATCAGTTTTACGTCCCCAATCTAAAGAAGATTCTCTATTCTTAGAAGAACTCAATACTAGGGAAGATCAAAGATTTGTTTCTGGATATAAAAAATCTGGCAACATTATCACTCTACCTTACACTAGTTTAAATCTATTAGGTAATAGTTTTGCTTCAAAAACATTAAACCCAAATCCATTTGTTGTTTTACAATATGTTGGCGATGCTTCTATATCACCAAGTATCGATCAATGGTATGATCAATCCACAGAACCTCTTGTAGTAGATACAAATACTGATCTATATAAGATTTTTCTTGCTAAGCAAGATGTAAGAGAAAGTTTTTCAAGTTTACATAATTCCTTTATCATAAACTGGGTTGGATCTTCTCCATCATTTACATCTATCAATTCTCTAGGACAAATCAATTCCTTAGAATCCCAGTCTTCTGTAAGTAAAGCTTCTGTTTCAAGTTCCTCAAATATCAGTCCACAAAATAATGATATTGCTAAAGGAGTACAATCTTCTATCGTTAGAGGCAATTCTGTATCTACTTCACTACAATTCTTTGCTAGAAGTCAACCAGTTAAGTTTGTAATTAGTAGACTAAAACCAAATACTAATATCTCAGTCTTCTTAGAAGGTCGAGATGTTAGTCGTTGGGTAAATCCAGATCTCAAATTTACTGGTGTTGCTGGTAATTCACTATCAGCTTTTAACGGCACTATAACTACAGACAATGATGGCAACGCTAGTGGACTGATCTTATTACCTGCAGGTTTTGCTCCTAGACAAAATGCTACATGGGGTGGCGATGTTGATACTGTTGATTATGATACAGATTCCGAAGAAGTAAGAATTACATCTGGAGTTAAGACTTTCAGGTTTACTTCAAGCGATAGCGATGCTGATAAACTAACAGTGTCTACATATGCTGAAGTTAAGTATTATGCTACAGGCATTTTACCAGAAAATCCTGTTAGTATTATCTCAACCAAACCATCTTTCTTTAAAGCAAACGAGGGTGTTCAATTTGTCGATAGTAATACAGATAATCCTGTAAGACCAAATCCACTTGCTCAAACATTTAAAGTTGAAAACTATGATGGTGGAGTATTTACTACTGGTATTGATCTTTACTTCAACAAAAAGAGTAATAAGGTTCCCGTCAAAGTATACTTAACCAATGTAGAGTCGGACAAACCAGGCAAAAATATTATTCCTGGAACAGAAAAAATCCTATCTCCATTTACGTATATTAAATTCTCGGCAAATGGAAATGTTTATATTACCAAAGGCGAAAACGTAACGGGAACTACTTCTGCCGCAAGTGGTCCAATTGAAAAGGTTATTGATAAAAATGGTGTTGATTTAATTCCATCTTCTTCTGGTAGGTTCTTGCTAACAAATGAGCAAGTATATACACTTGTTCTGAGTAACCACAATGGTCGTTCGTTTAATCAAAACGAACAACTTTCAGTTCCATCAGTAACTCTCAGAAACAATACACAAGGAGAATTTGGAGTTCTAACTGTTGCTAAAGATAGTGGCAAAGTTTCAAATATCAGAATTACATCTACAGGTCAAAATTATACTAACGCAATTTTAACTATTGAAAGTCCACAACTTCCTGGTGGATCTGTTGCTACTGCTAGTGTGGAAGTATCTGACGGCAAACTTTATAATACAGAAATTAGTTTGAACGGATTTGGATATACAGAACCACCATCGGTCGTCATCAAAGGCATCGGTAACGGCGCTGGAGGAGCGATAATTGAGACTGAGATAGAGATTGATAGTCCGGCTGTCAGAATGGGTGTAGCAGTGGATCAGAGTGGTCTCACAGATTCCACTGTCCCAACACATTTTGAATTTGAACATCCTGTATATCTACAGAATGACACAGAGTATGCCATGGCAATTGAAACAGACTCAACTGACTATGAAATTTGGGTATCTAGACTTGGGGAAGTTGATGTTTCTACAAGTACTGTTATTACGACACAACCTTCTCTTGGTTCAGTATACAGATCACAAAATGTAGACAACTGGACAGAAGATAATTTTGAGGATGTCAAGTTTACTCTATACAGAGCAGAATTTAATATCACCAAAACTGCAGAGTTAGTATTAACAAATGAATCTTTAGGTTATGAGTTATTATCTAAGAATCCATTCAATACTAATGCTACAGCTAATACAAACGCGACTTCAAGACTCTTCCGAAACAACAACAACATCATTCAAGTATCACATAGAGATAATGGATTTGAAACTTCTGGATCCTCTTATGTTTTCTTCAAAGGAGCGGTTGAGACTGGTGGTGTGACTTCTGATGTTTTAAACAGCAAATTATTCCAGATTACAAATAGTGGAATTGATACCTACAATATTGTATCAGATGTTGCTGCTTCCGGAAACATTGAAGGTGGTGGTGAAGTAGTATATGCTACTTACAACAGAAAATATGAAATTTTATATCCACAAATTCAATACTTATCATTTACCGGAACTAAACTAAGTTCTTCTATCAAAACAACAAATGTTGTTCCCGTAGATTCAACAACTAATAATTACACATCATACTCACAGACAGATTATGAAAAGACATTTTTAAATGAACCACATTATTTCACGAATCAAAAATTCATTGCTTCTGATATTAATGAGACATTAAACAATGTTACTTCATTAATGTATAAGTTGTCTCTTTCATCTACTGTTTCATATCTTTCCCCTGTAGTTGATCTTTCCACAGCAAGTGTCAAAACTATATCTAATAGAATTGAATCTGCTACTGGGCAAGAAGACAGATACGGAAGAAGAGATCAAGTTATTAAGTTCTACCCAATCTATAAGTTTAATATAGGAAATACCAGCGGTAGTCAAATTCAAAACAACCAAGCTATCGAAGGATATACTTCAAAAGCAGTTGGTACTATTGCTAGAGTTGATGGTTCCACAGTTTATGTGAGACTTAAAACAAGTCAATTCTTTAAGAGAGGAGAAAGAGTTACATTAGGAAATCAGCCAACGTTAGTTGAGACTCTTAATGGTGTAATTGTACCAGCTGCTACTATTGATACCAACCCAATTGAAGTATTCCTTGATATTCCTGATGCGGCAACTATGGTTGCCAGAAATCCATCTAATATTTTAGAATCATATGATAACATCATTACCGGAACTGCGGTTATTTGGAACAATAAAACCCAAGAATTGGAAGTAAGGAATGATACACAACCATTAGCAGATGACTTCACAGGAAGAATTATTGACAATGTAATATACAATAGAAATTCTGTTGTAAATGATCAACTTTCTGATATCTTTAGAGTAGGAGACTTTCTTAAGTATCCAAATCAAGTAGATGAGGAAGCAAGATTCTTAGAAATTAAAGAAATTACTTATGCTAATGGAATAACATATGTTTCGGACAACACTTCCAAAAACAGTTCTGCTGTGGCAAAATATGTTACAAAAGAAGTTGTAATTAATAATCCGGCAACTGCTGTTGATGTTCATATAACATTAAATTCTAAAGACATTAATGATGTTCAAGTTCTTTATAAATTTAAAAAATCTTCGAGTCAAGAAAACTTTGAAGACATTAACTGGATATACTTTAATGAAGATGGATCTCCAAATTCACTAGAGATTGCTACAGCAGAAAATACAATTTCTTCTGTTATAGAGAAACAATCTTCGTATCAAGACATTACTTATAGTGTGTCTGATCTCCCAGAGTTCTCATCATTTGCTGTTAAGATTGTTATGAAGGGAGTTGATCCAGCATTTGTTCCCAAAATTCAAGACATCAGAGCAGTAGCAGCATTCTAATTTCCGCATATGAGTTACATTAAAGTAGAGGGTCATGATGGTCTCGTTAGAGACGAGACCACAGGTGCTATCATCAATTTCGACAATTCTGCTATAGAATCTAGACGCAAATCAAAACACCTTGGTTCCGCGTTAGAAGACATAAATATGTTGAAGGATGAAATCTCTGAAATCAAATCCCTACTTAGAGAGTTAGTAAGAAATGCCAGCAATTAATGTCGCTAGAACTGATACCTTTGAAAAACAAAGGGTAAAAATTAATGAAGTCGCTGCTCAAATTTTTAACGTTACTGCAGGTGGATCTGATCTATCTACAGGAAATTTAAAATTAGGTGATGGTTCAGTATCTATTCCGAGTTTGGCATTTGTAAATGATGCTGCGTTAGGCATCTATAGAAATGGGGCAGGTGTATTAGGATTTGCCAGTAACAGTAAAAAATTATCAGATCTGTCAGCGGCAAACGTTAAGTATTACAGAGATTTTGTAATTGAGAAAAATAGTCTCGATACTACCGGCATCGCTGTTTTAAATACTGGTAGTAATTATGACGCTGGATCTTATTCGGGAATTGCAGTAATTGGTGGTACTGGTGATTCTGCTACTGTTGGTATCGAAGTGGATGGATTTGGTGGATCTGTTACATCTACTGGTTCCGCATATGTACCAGGAGTTTATTTAAATATTCCAGTTCTTAGTAACGGATCTGGTACTGGTGCTCTTATCGACTTCACAGTTGATGAAATTGCTGGTGCTATTACTAATGGTGGTATTAACTATGCCACTGGTTCATATACAAACTTAGCAGTAATTGGTGGTAGTGGTCAGCAGATGACTGCTGATGTCACAATTAGTGCGTTTGCTGCCACAGTAACTGGCGGAACTAACTATCCAAACGGGGTGTTTAAGAGCATCCCAATGACGGGTGGTAATGGAACAGGAATGCTGATGAATCTCAGTGTTCAAAATGGTGGTGTACAACCTGTTGGTGGAGTTGATAGCAGCGAATTCGTATCTGTTACATCTCAGTACACTGCAGGGGATGTTGTAACAGGAACTATTCCTCTTGCAGGAACACAAACATTTGTAGTTAAATCTTCTTTAGGTAACAAATATTTCCTTGATGGATTTGAAGGAGGAGATTTTAATCTATTAAAAGGTAAAACTTATATTTTTGAAGTTGTTGATCCAACAAATGGTTCACACCCAATGTTCTTTTCATCTACACAAGATGATGCGAACACTATTTTAGATGCTGCTGATGGTTTTACATATGTTCTAGATGGAGTTACAGTAACTGGATCAGGATTTGTTTCAGGTTATTTTGGTGCTACTA